CAAGAGCCAACTGGCGAAGCGGCTCGGCCGGGATCAAGTCGTAACGCTCGATCTTCTGACCCTTCTGACCCCCGGTCAGGGGGTCAACGATTCGCTCCTCTGCGAGGACACCCATTACGCGCCCGCCATGTACGACTGGTTGAAACGCTCCTCGTGTTCGGCTGACGCGATGATGTCGACACGCTCGCGAAGCGGCTGACGCTGCTCCTCGATGTATACCTCGATGTCCTCGGGCGTCCAATCCTCTCCGAACGCGAACTTACGCGACTCAAAGTAAGAATATGTAGACGACTCGTCGCCATACTTCCTGATCTTAACTCCGCCACCAGCGCTATGGCTGATGGCTACCTCCACAAGCCGAGGTTCAGACTTCTTCTTGGCTACTGCCATTCTCATCCTTTACGAATTCGTCGTCCACAGCGGTGATGCCAGTGCCTACACGCAAACCCGCGCAATAGGAGCGGTCGGAGCAGGAGTCACACCCGCCCGGCGCGGGGCATGTTCCGCTAGGATTAACTAGAGGCACGATTCACACTAGTAAGTAGACTGTTTGCTAGCGCGACCGAGGCGATATATGTCTCGACCTGCTCAAGCACCGCCTCGGGAACCGGCGAGCCATCTGCACTGTACAGCGTCACGCTCGTAGCGAACGGATGATGCTTATACTGCGGACGGCGCGGACGGCGCGGGCGGCGCTTCTTATCCTTTACTTCGCTCACTGTTACTCCGCTTCGCTATTAATTAGCAGAAGAAGGCTCTGCCAGCCTTGGCGAGACTCTGACACAAATTCGATCAGCGACCTGAACGATGATACGTCTGCGTCAGAGTATGACTCTTCAATGCCATCGATCAACTCATTGGCGGAAATCTCCCACGCATGCTGAGTGGCGAGGCAATCGCCAATGAGTTGTTCAAGTGACTTATCCATGTGCTAATAACGCTGACCTTGGTATAGTAGCACATCATTCACGTATGTGGCAAGGTCTACCTTAAAGAACCCATCAGGCCAAATCTCGGCAGTAACAAATCCCTGCTGCCAGTCGGGTTCGTCAGTGTAAGTCGGCCATACGCGACCGTCCACCGGATCGGGCACCTGGGAGACACGGCACATGCAGCCAGCCTCAACAGCGATCAGTGTGCGAATCTCACCAGAAATCTCGTGAACCGTCTTGTAGACCTGAGACTGACGATGCGTGTGTCCCACGATGATGTTGTAACCCAGGTGCTCCAATGAGGCCAGAGCGCTAGCGCCCGAGCCCTTGCGGGCGATCCAGCCGTGACGTACAGCCAGCTTGTCGGTCAGCAGAATTGCAGCCCTAGTGTAGGGTCCCGCAGGTTTAACGACCTTGACACCAAGCTCATCCATTCGCATGGCATGCTCAAGCGTCAATAGCTCCTCGCCGGGAGACTCAGGAGTGTCTGGTCGACGGATGCCGACCATGTTCCTAATCTCAGCCTGCGCTGCGTCCGAAAGGATATTCAACATGCGCTCACAGTGATTACCGTAAAGCATCTCCCAGTACGTGTCAGCCGAAGCGTCCACATAACCGCGCTCGATGTCGTAGCCCGACTGCAAGCACTCGTTGATGTGCGCGGTGTGCGCTGCGTGGATGCGATGGCCCGGACGAATATCCGGGAGGTCTACTGTGTCACCGAGATTAATTCCACGGGCCGGGCGAACGTCCCTTAGCCACGCGCAGAACTTGGTGTGCAGATTCTTGTCGTGGAACGGAGCCTGCTGATCGCCCACGATGACCGTCGTGTACGACTTGCCAGAGAGATGCCGGACGTAATTGACCGTGGGGCGAATCCAACCATCCGTGCGCGGAGCCATGATCTGTAGCTCAGGCGGACGCCTGCGTACGCAGGTAAACTTGGTCTGATAGTAAGTGACCTTTGCGGGGCCACCCTTCTCTTGGCTCTTGGCCGACGTGGGACCGTCCCACATGTTCGGCGTCAAGTGTGTGATGACCCAATCGTCAGGATCAAGACCGCGCTGGCGAAGCATCTTGTCCGGGTCGGTGAGGATGCGCTTTAGATCGTCCTCATTATGCACCGGCTCGGGCTCAGTAACAGCCTCGGCCTCATCGTCAACGATGCGCGTATAGGCGCTCTGGACCCCATCAGGATTGATGTTGTGACGCCTTCGAAAACGTCGAATTGCTGCCTCAGAAGTCTGCCACTCTCGTGCCAGAGTGGCGTTAGTCGCGCCTTCTCTGATCCTTGTCTTCAACTGACTGCACGTCGGCTCCTGGTCGAGCCTGCTGCTCTGTTGATTCACTAGTTTCTCCGTCTGTTAGAGGCTCAGCCTCGGGGTCTACAATGGAGTATTTCTTTTGCGGGTCGATCTTGTATTTCACGTCACGCTTCTTTCCGACGCGGGTGATACGTTCGGGCAATTCTCCCTCAGCATCACGTAGTTCTTGACCCTGCTCTAACTCCCATTCACCGACCGGAGCCTCTGGCTCAGGATTCTCACTGTCAGGAAGTGTAGCAGCTTCTTCTTCACTGTCAACTTCTGGCGTTTCTGTAACATCTTCATTTACAGCAAGAATGTACTTGAGCCACTTCTCCACCACGCCCTCGGCCTGGTCGTCGGTTGCGCCTTCGCGGATCAATCGGGCTCGGACTTCTCGTCCTACCCAATTGGGCGAAAGCCCGTTATCGTGAACCATCTTTTCGGCTGTGGTCCACCAATCTCCCTCTGCCAACTCGGCAGAAGCCGTCTTCGTATTGTACGTAAGTCCTGGTCGTCGTTCGTTGCTGACCTCTGGTACGGGACCTGGGGGACCAGGTGTAATCGGTCCGGCTGGCGGTGCACCGCCACCTGGCGGTGTTCCCCCAATGCCTCCGGGTCCCAAACCTCCACCCATAATATCGGACGGGGCATTCGGCATCATAATTCCACCAGGCCCCTGAGCGGGTCCTGCGCCGCCTCCTGGCATAGGAGGCTGCTGACCACCCATCGGCGTACCGGCTGCGGGCTGTCCTGCGGGCTGCAAGACAGACTCTACCTCGGCCTTGAGGTCAGCAGGAACCGGTAGACCCTGGATGGTCAGTGCAGTATAGGTCTCAAACTTGGCTCGCTGCTGAGCGATTGTCTTGCGCTTAAGTTCCTTGTTGAACTTGTCGTACTCCTCATCGGGGTTCCAGTTAAAGTTACCAACCATGAGTCGCTCGTCAGAAATGGGGACGCCCATCTGTCGAAGGCTCTGCATGAACTGACGCTCCGTTGCCTCGTCGCGCATGTCCAATACCTCAAACTCAAGGTCGGGCACAAGGAGCTTCGGGACCTCAATGATCCTCTTGTTGAAATCTTCATCATACTCAACGATTTCCTCGTAGAGTTGGACGCGCGTCTGACCCTTCTGCTCGTAGTCAAAGTGACCCTGAGCCTCAGCCACGACGAGAGCGCGCTCGCGGAAGTGGTTCTTGAGCATCTTCTGGAATGTGCGAAGAATCTGGTTCATGAATTCCGCCTGTAGAGCCGACGAGGCGTAAGGCTGTCCACCGGAACCGGCAGACAGGAGGCTGGGGTTCACTCCGAACACCTGCATGAGGCGCTTCTCGATACGGTCGAAGTCGTCCCCCAGCCTCGGCATCTGCTCTCTACCGAAGACGGAAGTAAGCTCAAGTCCGAAGTGATGGACCATAAGCCTGAAGTCGGAGCTAAGTGCTAAGTCAAGGTCGTCGCGGACGGACTCAAGCTCTTCTGGTCCCGGAATCCATGGCGGCTGTTGGTCGCCCATGTCCATAATTCCCAACTTGGCGAGCAAGAGCGGAGAATAAAGACGTTCCGCGATAGCGTCCTGTGAAGCCAGGAGCTTCTCTTCGTGTAGTAGGGTACGCAACCCGCGTAGCAAGATCGGTGTTCCATGATCATCCCAATCATTGAGCTTATTAGCTACCTGACGCATAAGGACGCTAGACACCGGAATGTGCTCGCCCTTGAGTAGATAAGGGATAAGCTCTGGATAGTTGGCGTCAAGTAGACGATACTCCTTGGCAGGATTCTTGGTCTGCGCCAGACGCTTGAGGTAATCAGGAGGGGCGAGCTTTAGCTGCTGCGAACCGAGGATCGGGAAGTTCTCGATCACCACGTCTTCGGGGTTAATCAATTCCTCGCGCTCCCACACGCCCAAGTCCTCATCAAATGATGCGAGCGGGAATGCCTCACCGACGACCCAGAACTCACGCCCAAGGCTGACCAGGAAGTCCTCGTAGTCCAACT